ACGGAAGCTATAGAAAGAATCCTAACCGAGAAAACAAAGAGAGACCCGTCATCGATGGGTTGAGCCCAGATCCTCCCGAATGGTTTGGAGACCTAGAGCTAGAGGTTTGGCATGCACTCTGTGCCGATCTTGAGCAGAAAGGAATTCAAGACACTTCAAATCGTGAACTACTAATAGCATACTGCACCGCATATGTCGGTTGGTTTGAGTGCAGGAAAATGGTTGTCGAGAACGCATACACAGTGATCGACAATCAGGGCAATGTAAGAAGGCATCCAGTCGCGACCGATATGCATAAGTTTCGGGAGCAGATGAACAAGATAATTCCTGAATTTGGCTTGTCCCCATCGTCGCGAAGTAGGTTGGTAAGCTTAAAGCAGGATGAAGAAAAGAATCCATTCGGTGAGCTTCTTAATAAACTACAAGACAGGAGCAACAACTAGTGATTGCAAGTGCTGCACTTAAAAAAGCTGATGGATACGTCGATGATGTCCTGAGTGGCAACATCGTCGCATGTCAGCTAGTGCAGCAAGCGGTTCAGCGTCATGTCAATGATCTGTCGAAGGAATCGACCAAAAGCTTTCCATATCATTTTGACAAGTTAGCAGCAGAAGTGGCGATCGAGTTTATTGAAAACATGATCTGCCACAGCATTGGCGACTTCAAGTCGATGCCATTTATCCTCGAGCCATGGCAAGCGTTTGCGATTGCCAACATATTTGGATGGAAGCGAGACGATGACGACTCTCGTCGGTTCCGCAAAGTCTATTGGAGCATGGGCAGGAAGAATGGCAAAAGCTGTATAGGTGCGGCCATCGCAATCATGATGGCGAGCTTCGACATCAACCCTAAAACGGGAAGCTTAGAGAGCGTTGCTGAAGTGGTTTTGTCTGCCACAAAAAAAGAGCAGGCTAAGGTTATTTACTCTGAGATAGAGCGAATGAGGGCTCAGAGCAGATACATTAGCGAGATGTCAACGAACATCAATAAAGAGATCAAGTTTAAGCACAATTTAGGATCGATTCGCTGCTTAGGATCAGACAAGCCCTTCGATGGGCTGAGTCCCACGTGCTGTATAAAAGACGAACTCCACGCTTGGAGAGAGACGCATAGAAAGTTCTACGACACTCTGCAAACTGGTAGTGGAGCGAGATCGCAACCTTTGTTGCTTACGTTGACCACAGCAGGCGACGACAAAAGTAATATTTGGATGAGCGAGTATGAATACGCTAAGTCCATTCTCGCTGGTGACTTTGCTGACGAACAGTTCTTCGGATATCACTTTCAAGTAGACGAGGACAAAGATGTTCTAGATCCAGATAACTGGATAATGGCAAACCCAAATTTAAACGTATCGCTTAAGCCAGATTACTTAGAACAGATGGCGATCGAAGCGGCTCATGACGAGCTAGCTCTGAACAGGTTTAGGCGATATCACGCAAATCAGCTAGTCAGCAGCACTAGTCGAGCGTTTAATCTCAATGAGTGGGACAAAGCAGAAGGTGCGTTGTCAGACTGGAATAAAGCGGACGCTATAGGATGCGGAATCGATCTCGGAGGAAGAGACGATTTCTGCTCGTATAGTTTGACAGCACGGTTCCAAGATGGATACGGTGACGACGGCGAACCGATCTTCAGGTACGAAGCAAAGTCGTACGCATATATTGCAACAGATACAAAAAGAGACTTGGCAGTAAAGCCGTTCTCGGAATGGGTTCATAAAGATTTGTTGCAGGTCACCAAGTACCCAGTGTCGAAAATGGTCGTTGACATGGTGAGAGATCTGCGAAGATATAGGGTCGATTCAGTTGCATACGATCCGTACAACGGTCAGCAGATTAGTGAAGAGATCGAGCAGCAAGGGTTTGAAATAGCGAGAATGTCGCAAACCTGTCAAATGTTCCATGCACCGATTTGCGACTTCAAGGCAATGTTGGCAGATGGAAGATTTAGGCACGATGGAAATCCACTATTGCGATGGTGCGTCGGCAACGCAGTGCTGGTCAGTGATGCTCAGAATCGAGTTATGTTCTCGAAGCGTGACTCGAGCGAGAAGATTGATCCATGTGTGTCGATGATTATGGCTTTCTGGCGAGCGTCAGTTCAACCGAAGCGAGCAACCGGCAAGATGTTTGTTTACTAAAGGGCATATAAGTGATACGAAAACTATTCAACGCATCTTCGTCACTTTCTCAGCCGACTCAATGGCTGGTTGACTGGATTAGAGGCACTGAAAGTGATTCCGGTGTCGATGTAACGATCGAAAACGCTCTAGGCTACGCACCTGTATGGTATGCGGTAAGCAAGATTGCTGGTCACGTTGGGCAATTGTCGCTCAACCTGCATCGAAAGCTTGATCGTGGCAGCGAGCATGCTGATACGCATCCAGCATATCGATTGATGAAGGCTAGACCGAATGAGTTTCAGACAGCAATTTCGTTCAAAGAACAGTTAATGATGCATGCTCTTTTGACCGGCAACGGCAGGGCAGCAATCGTTCGCAAAGGCGGAGTGCCGGTAGAACTTATACCGCTTGTGCCTAACTGCACTCACACATGTTTGGTTGAAGGAAAGAAATGGCACATCGTAACTTGCAGCGATGATGATCGATGCGCATGGGTCGAAGGCAGTCCGACAAAGTTCAGAGACGGCAAGGTCTACAAAATACCAGACGAGGATGTATTGCACATTCCGGGTCTAAGCTACGACGGCTACGCTGGCAAAAGCCTCCTGACAATAGCTCGGAATTCTTTCGGTCTCGGCATCGCCGCAAGAAAAGCTTCTAGCCGGAGTTTCAAGAACGGAAGTCGGCCAGGTGTAATCATCGAATCACCGAAAGGAATGTTTCGAGATGACGAAGATGCAAAACAGTTTATCACCCAGTTCAACGATTTCCATAGTGGCTTAGATAACGCTGGCAGAGCGGCTTTGATGCGTGAAGGAATGTCTGTCACAACATTGCAGATGTCTGCTGCCGATGCTCAGTGGATAGAGCAAAGGCGATTTGAGCGACAAGAAGCGGCATTGTTTTTTCTTCTAGAGTCGATACTCGGTGATGACTCGAGCGTCAGCTACAACTCCCTAGAGCAAAAGAACCTTGCGTACCTCTCTAACTGTCTAAACAAGTGGTTAGTCAAGTGGGAGCAAGAATGTGATCAGAAGCTAATTTCTGACCGAAACCAAAGGTCGCATTTCTTCAAGTTTGATGTCGATGAACTGCTAAGATCGGACGCAAGAACAAAGATGGAAACCTTGTCTGCTGGTATTGCTGCTAGGATCTACTCGCCAAATGAGGCGAGACTAAAACTTAGCATGAATCCCTACGAAGGAGGTGATGAGTACGCTAATCCGGCTATCACTCCCGGCAACGCTCTGACGACTGAAGATGTGCCGGACGAATCAGATGACATCGCTGAAGTTCAGGATTCAAATCGACTGGCTATCGTTGCCAGAATGAAGCACCTAATTGGTGTAGAGTCCAAGCGTGCAAGCGATTCTGCAAAGCGGCATCCAGACTTTAACAACTGGGTTAATGCATGGTATCCGAAGTGGCAAAAGACTTTGGCTAAGGCAGTGGCAGAGTTCGGTGGAGATCAGCAAGTCGCGTCGGACTATTGTGCAAAGAACAAGTCTCAATTGCTCGATGTCGCTGGAACCGTCACCAAAGAAGGTTTGCCCGATGCAGTTGAAGAAGTCGTAAACAACTGGACAAACAAAGCTGAATGGCTCGCAGATTCTATTTTAAACGAGGAAAACTAAATGTTCGATGCAGACAAAGATCTAAGGATGATGCGAGTGTACGGCAACATTGGTTCGTACTTCGATAATGGAATCAGCGATGTAGACGTTATGAAAGCTCTGGACATGTTCGGTGGAGATGATATCGACATCTACATGAAGAGTGACGGTGGCGATGTGTTCGAGGGAATATCGATCTATAACCAACTAAAGAAGTACCCCGGCAAGGTTAAGGTGACCGTGGATAGCATTGCTGCATCTATCAGCTCTGTTATCGCAATGGGTGCTGATGAGCTAGTCATGGACGGCGAGCATTCTATGCTCATGATTCACAATCCATGGACAGCGGCGGTTGGAGACGCGAAAGAGTTTAGATCCGTAGCAGAACTGCTCGACAAGATTGGAGGCGAGATCGCATCGATCTATGCAAAGAAGAGCAAGAAAGACAAAGAGTACTTTCTTAACGTCATGAAGGAAGACAAGTATTACACCGCTTCCGAGGCACTTGCCGAAGGATTGGTTGATTCGATATCGGGATATGAAGATACCGAGGAAATGGAAGTTTACGAAGAAGTTATCTTCGCGGCTGCTAAGTACGATCACATTGACTTTACGCCACCAGAGAGCGTACGAAACGAAGCAGCCAAGGGTTTAGAGTGGCGAGCCGAGTACAATCGAGGTGGAACCGAAGTCGGTGTCGCTCGGGCAAGGGATCTAAAAAACGGAAAGAGCATTAGTCCAAGCACTGCAAAACGGATGAAGTCATTCTTCGCAAGGCATGAGGTTGACAAGCAGGCAGATGGATTTTCTGCTGGCGAGGATGGCTATCCGTCTGCTGGAAGGATTGCATGGGCTCTATGGGGAGGCGATGCAGGTCAATCTTGGTCAAACAAATTGGTGAAGCAAATTGATGCTGCCGATGCAAAGAAAGCAAAAGCAGCAACCTTGGCATCATTTGCAAAGAGGCGAGACGCACAAGATCGATTAAATCGTGCAAAACTTTCTTGACGCGATTTTTGGTATCTTTATATTTCAATGATCAAACGACAGTTCGCGAAAACTGATTCACTCGTTAGCGTCTCAGCCTCGTGATCGATCGTACAGAAAAATGTTTTTGTACTAACGGTCTGGGCTAGCTTTGCGCATGCTCCGACCAGTCCATCACTTGGAGGAGCACAATGCTCAAATCATCTAATGAAATCCGAGACGAGATCTCGGAACTGCGTATCAAGGCACAAGCAATCGTAGATGTAGCTAAAAGCGAAGAGCGAGAGCTATCTGACGACGAGCAAAAGTCTTTCGATCAGTTTGCTGACCAAGCCGATAATCTTGAGTCCGGCAAGTTGCAGAACGCAATCAAGCGTGAAGACCTAGAAGCTAAAGCACGCCAAGCATCGAAGTTGCAAGCTCGCGTAGAGCGTGGCGACATTGCATTTGGTGACGCACCAGAAGTTGCTGCGAAGCAAGTTGTGGTTCCTGCCCGTGCTCAGTCGTCTAGAGCACTTCGTTGCTACGACAATCAGCGAGATGCTTACGTTGCTGGTAACGTCATCTTGGCTGGCTTGTTCGGAAGCGAGAGTGCTGCACGGTTCTGTGATTCGCATGGATTGAAGATCCGCAACTCCCAGAACGAAGGCAGCAACGCCAAAGGTGGTTTCCTCGTCCCAGACGAAATGGAGCGATCTTTGGTTCGTCTTCGCGAAGAGCGAGGCGTTTTCCCACGATATGCTCGCAACTATCCGATGGCTAGCGACAGCGTGTTTGTCCCTCGAGACATTGCTGACGTATCGGCATACTGGGTTGGCGAAGAAAGTGCAATCACCGAATCCGACAAGGACATCGGTGGTGCAGAACTGATCGCCAAAAAGATTGCTTGCCTCACCAAAGTCTCGAGCGAGCTTGACGAAGATTCTGTCGTTGACGTTGCTGAAATGATCACTCGATCCATGGCTTATGCTATGGCTGACAAGATCGATGAAGCAGGTTTCAATGGCGATGGATCTAGTGCATACGGTGGTGTGACTGGTCTGAAAAACGCTCTGAATGCAGCTGCAATTCAAGATGCTGTTTCCGGCAACGTCGGTGCAAGCACTCTTGATCTCGCTGACTTCGAGAACGTCGCTGGATTGTTGCCACAGTACGCTGGTGCTAATCCGGTTTGGTTCGTGCATAGCAGCGTTTACTACGCTTCGATGTGCCGACTGATGAATGCTGCTGGCGGAACTAGCGGAACTGAGATCGCTAACGGAACTGAGCGTCGATTCCTCGGCTTCCCAGTTGTGTTTGCTCAGGTTCTTCCTAGCGAAACCGGAGCGGCTGCATCTAGCATTCTTTGCTACCTTGGAGACCTCGGTCTTGCAGCAACCATCGGTAACCGACGTAGCGTAAGCACTCAGGTTAGCGTCGATCGCTACTTCGAGAACGACTTGATCGGCATCAAATGCACCGAGCGAGTTGCAATCAACGTGCATGAGCGAGGCGATACGATTCGCACTCGTCCAATCGTAGCACTCAAGACTGCCGCTAGCTGATCTTGATTGAATGATGCCTCCTCAGTTCGCTGGGGAGGCTTTTCTCCGAACGCAACTTTTTCTTAGGTTTTAAAATGAATCAACTGCAAGCATCTAAATACTCGCAGGTCATCGCACCAGCGGCTATCGTCGATAATGCTTCGTTCTCATCGAACGAAATCGACACTCTCGATTTTGATTACCTCACCGTCGTGTTCAACCTCGGTGCAACCGATATTGCTATGGCTGCTCTTAAGTTGCAGTCGAGCGATTCCAGCGGAAGCGGCTTTGCTGACGTTAGCGGTCTAGACTGCGATGGAGACTTGGACATCGATGGAAGTGCTGCTGCTCTTCCCGGTGCTACCGATGACAACAATGTCGTAGTGTTCCAAGTTGACCTTCGCGGTCAAAAGCGATACTTCGACCTAGTCGCAACTGCTGGTGACGGTGCTGCCGGTACTTACGGCTCCGCTATTGCTATCCTTAGCAAAGGTGCTGTGTCTCCTGTTAGCTCGGCTGACATGGGTGCAGAAACCGTTCTGCGAGTCTAATGAAGGTTAGATTGAAAAGGGCGTGGCGTGGCTGGAAAGCTGGTCACGCCCTCGAGGTCTCCGATGGTGTAGCGAACTTGTTAATCGAGCGTATTAAAGTAGCAGAGATCTTAAGCGATGGTAAGAAATCAAAGTCTGATACGGCTGACCGCGCCAGCATCGGAACCAGTGACCGTCGCAGAAGCAAAAGATCACCTGGAACTGTTGCCAAGCGACAATCATCACGACGCAAAGTTAGCAAGGACGATTCAACTGGGTCGTGAACGAGTTGAGAACGATACGAGTTGCGTACTTATAACGCAGACGTACAAACTGCGGTTGCGTGACTTCCCAGAGGAATCTAAGCCCATACAGATCGGAATAAGACCTGTTAGCTCGATATCAAGCATCACCTACTACGACGATAGCAACGTGCAGCAGACGCTCGCTACGTCGGTTTATGGGCTCGATGCTAGAGAGCAACTGATTTACCTAAAGTACGACCAAGAATGGCCGAGTTATGCTTCACAGCACAACGGAATCGAAGTCTCGATGACAGTCGGTTATGGAACTGCTGCAAACGTGCCTGCCATTTTTAAGCAACTAATCCTGTTGCAGGTCGGGATGTACTTTGAAGATCGTGGCGATGACTATCGTAAACGACATCATGATGCATATGACAATCTGCTAGTGACTGCAATGAGGAAGACTTATCCATGATGCAAGGTCGCAGGCAGTATCGAGTTACTTTCCAGACGCACAACAAAGTGCAGGACGCACATGGTAACTACGATTTCAAATCTGGCTCGAGTTGGTCAGATGAAATCGTTGCTTACCCATGTAGCTTTCAGACCGTTAGAGGCGGGGAAGTTCTCAGAGGTCGTCAAGTTCAGCCAGAAACGACGCATGTTCTGCATGGCGAGTATCATGGCGGCAAGAATGTTACGACTGATATGCGATGCATTATCGATGACATCGTT